TTGGTGGTTGTGGAGAACAACTGTCAATATATAATGACTCTGGGTTTTGTTCTAATTGTAATATAAGTAAAAAAGAAGTTGATAAAATGTTAAAACAAATAAAAGGATTTTTTGATTATGAACAAGATTAATTTTACTCAACCTAATAGTATTTGTGCTATTGATGCTAGTACCAATAGTCTTGCTTTTGCTTTATTTAATAATAAAAAACTTAATACTTTTGGAAAAATAAAATTTGAAGGAAATACAAACTATGAAAAAGTAATGGATGCCTGTGCCAAAACAAAAGCATTTTTTGAATACTCTGGTGGATTTGAAGCAATAGTAATTGAGCATACAGTTTTTATGAATAGTCCTAAAACTGCTGCAGATCTTGCATTGGTTCAAGGCGCTTTACTTGGAGCAGCAGGTTTATCTGGTACAAAACAAATTGGTACTGTGGCACCAATTACATGGCAAAATTATTTAGGAAACAAAAAATTAACTAAAGAAGAACAACTAGGTATTAGATTAAAAAATCCTGGAAAATCAGATTCTTGGTATAAAACATATGAAAGACAAGTTAGAAAAGAAAGGACTATAAAGTTAATTGAAATTAATTATGATAAAATTATTAACGATAATGACGTTGCTGATGCTTGTGGCATCGGTCATTGGGCTATTAATAACTGGAATAAGGCAATAGGGGTAACAGAGTAATGCCAGAATTAAATGCAAACATACCACCAATAGAATGCTATGTTCGTGGAAATTTTTTAAGAGATCAAATAGATAGTCATGATAAGTATTTCCCATGTGTTATTTTTGGTGTGTCAACTATTAAAGGTAGAAGTCCACTATTTCATTTTTTAATGGAAGACGGTGGTATCTGGTGGAGAATGCCAATTAATGCTTTTTGTACAAAACCAAACATTACAGAAGAACCTTTATATAATTTAGTTTTATGGAATTCTTTTAGCCCATATGTCTCTGTTACTAAATTTGAAAATTTAAGTAACATGAGGATGTCTTATGTAGATAGAAATAAAAATAATATTTCTGGAAAATATTTATTTACTTTAGACTGGCATAATCCAGAAAGCAATATTTTAGATGATGGATATTCAGAAAGTCCAGGCCAACATAAATGTGGTCATGTTATTGAAAGAGACGATGGTAATTTTGCCATTCAGCCAAATAATAGAGTAAGATTAAAAGAACCATCTTTTGTAACAAAAAAAGATTTGGTAATAGAAAGACTTATTAATACTAATAAATGGGATGTTGAAGGCTATGATAAGTGGGTCTTAGAAGACTCCAATGCCTATAATTATGATATTAAGGATGTTGAGGTTGACAAATAATCTTATGGCTGGTAAACTGTATACAAGCGAGATTTGGCTTCGTAAGAGATATCTTATAGATAAAAAATCTCCACAAGACATTGCTAAAGAGTGTGGGGCAAGCATAGAAACGATTTATGTATACCTTGCAAAATTTGGATTAAGGAAATCAAGACGATGAGTAATAATTTAAACATTACAGTTGATCAAGTCAATCACCCATTACACTATACGACTGATCCTAGTGGGGTTGAGTGTATACAAATTACACGTCATCGTAATTTTAATATTGGAAATGCCTTTAAATATTTATGGAGGGCAGGTCTTAAAGATGAAGCAAAAACAATTCAGGATTTAGAAAAAGCAATATTTTATATTAAAGACGAAATTAATCGTTTAGAGGGAAAATATAATGTCAACTGAGGCAGAATTAATTCAACATTTAGATGAAGTAAATAAAGTTGTAGCAGAATACCTTAAAGGTCAAGATCCTACAAGGATATCTAAAGAGTTAGACATTCCACGTACTCGTGTTGTCGCATTAATTAATGAGTGGAAGGTTATGGCATCTGCCAATGATGCAATTCGTGCTCGTGCTAAAGAGGCTCTTGCCGCTGCAGATACACATTATAGTAAACTTATCTCTAAGTCCTATGAGGTTATTGATGAAGCATCAATGACAAATAATCTTAGCGCAAAGACTCAAGCAATTAAGTTGGTTATGGATATTGAAAAATCTAGAATTGAAATGTTGCAAAAGGCTGGTTTGTTAGAAAACAAAGAACTTGCAGAAGAGATGGTTCAAATTGAAAGACGGCAAGAAGTCCTAGTTGAAATTCTTAGAGAGATTGCTTCAACACACCCAGAGGTTCGTGATTTAATTATGCAACGCCTTTCTCAGATTGCTAAAGAAGGAGAGGTGATTACAATTGTCCACGATGTTCAATGACTTTCTTGAAGTACTAAAAGAAAATCACTTTGAAGAAAAGCCAGTAGATGCTAAGACATTTGTAGAGTCTTCTGACTATTTAGGGCAACCACCCCTATCTTCAATTCAATATGACATTGTAGAAGCAATGAGCCAGGTATACAAAAAAGAAGACTTACAAGAATTATATGGATCTGTAGAAGGAGCAAGATACTATGAAAAATACACAAAAAACGAAATCATCCTACAATTGGGCAAAGGTTCTGGTAAAGATTTCACCTCTACTGTTGCTTGCGCTTATATTGTTTATAAGTTATTATGTCTCAAAGATCCTGCAAGATATTTCGGAAAACCAAGTGGAGATGCAATAGATTTAATTAACGTTGCTATTAACGCACAACAGGCTAAAAATGTTTTCTTTAAAGGATTTAAAACAAAAATTGAAAAATCACCATGGTTTGCAGGTAAGTATAATGCTAAAGCAGACTCAGTAGAATTTGATAAATCAATTACAGTTTATTCTGGACATTCAGAAAGAGAATCACATGAAGGATTAAACTTGTTGCTTGCAGTGCTTGACGAAATTTCTGGTTTTGCATCAGAGGTTGGAACTGGAAATGAACAAGGCAAGACTGCAGAAAATATTTATAAAGCGTTTCGTGGTTCTGTAGATTCTCGTTTTCCAGATTTAGGTAAAGTGGTTTTACTTTCATTCCCTCGTTATCAAGGTGACTTTATTTCTAAAAGATATGAAGATGTTATTGCAGAAAAAGAAACTATTGAAAAGAAACATGTTTTTATTATGAATGAAGATCTACCCCATGATGATCCAAGCAATCAATTTGAAATTAACTGGGATGAAGATAATATTATTTCTTATAAAGTTCCAAAGATTTTGGCTTTTAAAAGACCAACATGGGAAGTAAACCCTACTCGTAAAATAGATGATTTTAAATTAGCATTTTATACAGATATTGGAGATGCAATGATGCGTTTTGCATGTATGCCAACATTTGCATCAGATGCGTTCTTTAAACAAAAAGAGAAATTAGAAAAATGTATGAACACTAGAAATCCAATAGATTCATTTAGAAGGTTTGATGAAACCTTTAAACCAGATCCAGAAAAAGTTTATTATATTCATGCCGACCTTGCTCAGAAGCATGACAAGTGTGCTGTTGCTATTGCACATGTTGATAAATGGGTTAATATCCAAGTCATCAAAGATTATGAACAGGTTGCACCAATTGTTGTTGTTGACGCTGTCGCTTGGTGGGAACCAAGAGCAGAGGGTCCAGTAAACCTATCAGAGGTAAAGCAATGGATTATTAATTTACGTAGAGAAGGTTTTAATATTGGCATGGTATCTTTTGATCGTTGGCAATCATTTGATATTCAAAATGAACTACAGGCTGTTGGAATTAAAACAGAAACAGTTTCAGTTGCTAAAAAACACTATGAAGATTTAGCCATGATGATTTATGAAGAGCGTGTTGCTATTCCAATGATTCCACTATTATTAGAAGAAATGTCAGAATTAAAAATTATGAAGGGTAACAGGGTAGACCACCCCCGTAAAAAATCTAAAGATCTAGCAGATGCTGTTTGTGGAGCGGTATTTGGAGCAATATCTCACACAATAAAGAATAATAATATAGAGATAGAGGTTCATACCTGGGGGTCTTCTTCTAGACTTGCAGAAAAACAGCAACATATGGTAGACTTAGATAATCGGAAAATGCCTAACGATGTTAAGGATTTTCTAGATAAGTTAAACTTAATATAAACAAACAAGGAGAAAAATGAATTCATTCAAGAAAATTGCTATTGTCATCGCTGCAGCCTTGACTAGCACTACACTTGTCGCTACGCCAGCAAACGCTGCTCCGACAATTGTAAATACAACAATGTACGACACTACAAACGGTGTTCAGGTTATTGGTGGTTTTGCAACTCTTACAATTAATACAGACACGAGCACGGTAGCAACTGTTACCCTGTCTGGTGTGGGTTCAATTGTATCTGCATCTGCAGGATCAAATACTACCCTGTTAACGCCAGTTAATGGTTATTATCAAATTACAACTAGCAACGTAGGCGCAGGAGTTTCAACTCTTATTATTTCAAGCCCTACTGCTGGCACATCTACAGTAACTGTTACTCCAATTACTGCTGGTACTGGAATTCCAGGAACCCCAGTAATTAAAACAATCTCATGGACGGCTTCTGGTACCTTATCAGTATCTACGTCATACACAACAGTTTATTCTGCAGTAGGAGTTGCTGCACCAGATGCAACAACTAATTCTGTATCAATTATTGCTGCAAAGGCTGCTCAATCAGCAGCAGCAAATGCAGTTGCTAATATTCTTGTAGCACCAAAAGATGGAAATAACAATGCCATTACAAATGGAACATTAACAGTAACTGTTGCTGGTCCAGGAATGATTGGTCTTGGTACAACACAGGCTAATGCAGCCTCACAAGGTCGTGCTGTTACAGGAACTGCTGGACAATATTTTGTAAACGTATTTGGAGATGGAACATCAGGAACATCAACAATTACAATTTCAAGTGGCTCTACAGTTTTAGCAACTAAGACAGTTGTTTTTGCTGGAGATGCTGCAACTTATACTGCAACAAAAGGTTTTTCAGTCTACCGTGTTGGATCTAACGGAACTGATGGATCTTCAACATCTTATGGTGTTGCAGTTGCTGTAAAAGATGCAAACGGCAATCCAGTATCTAATGGAACTACAGTTTATGCTACTTCAGCATCTACATCTGTAGCAACAGTTTCTGCTTCAACAACAACTACTAATGGAGTAGCATATTTTGCTATTAATGGAGTTGCTACTGGAGACGTTGCAATTACATTTGCTAATGCAACAACAACTCCTACAGTTTCAACAAGCACAGTTGTTACAATTGGAAGTTCTGTAGCATCATCTGTTACTTTATCATTTGATAAAAAATCTTATATCAATGGAGAAAAAGTTCAACTTACTTTAAAGGCAGTAGATGCTTCAGGTAAGCCAATCTCAGATATTGCTGCAAGTGGCGCTTCATATACTGATCTATTGTCAGCAGACCTAATTTCATCTACTCAACTAGGTGGAGCAACATTGGTTGGATCTAAGACTCCAACATTTGTTGGCGGAGTTGCAACATGGAACCTATATGCTCCATTATCTGCTGGTCCATTCACAGTTACAGGTACAACTGGAACTGCTGCTGGACTTGCTTTATCAGCACAGAAGGTTGCATTATCAACAACTGCAAATGTATTGGATGCAAATGCTACTGCAAATGCAGCATTATTGGCACAACTTGATGCATTAAATGCAAAGATTGTGGCTCTTAATGCTCTTATCGCTAAGATCATGAAAAAGTTAAAAATTAAGTAATAACTTAACTTAAATTAGAGGGTAGATTAATTTCTACCCTCTTTTTTTATGATTTAAAAATGGTATAATTACTAATATAATTACACATAGGAGAACACCACTCAATTGAAAAACCTTAAACGAAGACTAATATTAGCCTTTGGGGTAGGGTTATGCATAACAATTTTTGGAATTATGGCTCCAGATCGTGCTCATGCTACAGAAAATCAAGAACAGGTTATTGTTAGCCCTGCACAACAAGCAGTTAATACAGCCCTTGGAACAGCCACTACAGCCGTTCAAGAGGCTATAGATGCCACCGCAAGTGCTACGGTTGAAATAACACAAGCACAAACCGAATATTCTCAAGCCCAATCTGTAACGGCAGAGGTAGCATCAAAAATATCTTTGGCTAATACAGAAATAAATAATGTTCAAACCGCTATTAATACTATTAGTAATGTTGATTTATCTGTTACTACAATAGATCAAAGTTCTCAGGTAGTTCAAGATGCAAAGGCTACAGTAACTGTTGCAACTACCGCTATAAATAATATAACAACACAAATAACAGAGGCTCAGACAGCAATATCTGAAGCCGTAGTTGCAAAAACAGAAGCATCTACTGCACAAGCCACTGCACAAACAGAACTAACACAAGCAAACCTTGCTATTGATGCTGCTCAAACTGCAGTCAATAATTTACAAGCCACTATTGGAACTAGCACAAATGTTTTGGCTGGAGTAGATGATGCTGGTGTTCAAATGAATCTTCCGTTCGGAATGCAAATGGGTGGAACTGTTTACAACAATGTATTCGTTGGATCAAATGCAACAATAACATTTGGAACAAATGAAGGATGGGTTTATCATACAACTCCAGGAGCACCTTCAGTATCTATTGCTGGATGGGACTGGACTACTTGGAGTACAGGAACTGGAATTACATATTCAACCACTGGAACAAGTTTAGATATTGCTTGGGATTTAAGACCATTTCCACAACAAGATGCTTCTACTCAAATGGTTCAGGTAAGATTTAATGCTGATGTAAATCCAAATGATGGTGCATGGATGGCAAATGTAACTGCTAATGGACCAATACCAGATCAAGCGAGATTTAATGTTAGAGAAACAACTAACGGTGCACTTATTGCAATTACAGATACTAATGTTGGAGCAGGTTTTGCTGGACAAATAAGTCAAGGTGCAGCATTTACTCCGTATGTAGACCCAAATACAGAAACAGTTCAGGCAGCGGTTGACTCAGCAAATGCAACTATTGCACAATTAAACTCAAGCCTTACTCCAGTAGTTGCTCAAAATACTACAAACACATCTAATATAAATGCTATTAATACTACATCTTTAACCAATACGGTAAACTCAGCGGTATCAACAAAGACATCTCTTGAGTCATCATTAAACACTAAATCAAGTCAACTAGTTACTGCAATTAATAACAACATTCCAACCCCTGCCCCAATAATTTCAACTCCAATTGTTGCAGGAACTACCGCAACTATTACACCATCCCTACCTGAAGGATATACAGCAAACACTTGGTTCTATCAAGTAATAACAGATGATCCAGATGCAGATAATCCATATGCTGGTGGAACATATAATACAGATGGTGCTCCTGCATCTATTCAGTTAAGTGGTTTGACAGAAGGCGCTACTTATACTGTTAGAGTTGCTAACTGGTCTGGACCTGTAAGTCAATATACTGATACTGTTATTTCTGTACCCGCACCACAAGGCTCCAATTTAACTACTGGTGGCAATAGTTCCCCAATAGATACAACTCCAATAGATACAACTCCCATAGATACAACTCCAGTTGACACAACTCCTGTAGACACAGAACCTGTAGATACAACCCCTATAGACACAGAGCCAATAGACACAGAGTTTGTGGATACAGAACCAGTTGATACAGAACCTGTAGATACAGAACCTGTAGATACAGAACCAATAGACACAGAACCAGTTGATACTCCTGCAGAAGAAGCAGAGGTTGTATTTGAAGAAAGTGAAGTTTCTATTGAAGAAATATCAGAAAGTGGTGCAAATCTTTCTGTAGAAGATATTCAAGAAGTTATTACTGATTTAATTAGCGATAGTAGTTTAGATGCATCTGAGGTTTCTGCAGTATTAGAAGCAATTGCTGAAGGTGGAGAAGTGTCTGAAGAGATTGCTGCTGAAGTATCTGAATCTTTATCAGAGGGCGGATTAACAGAAGCAGAAGCAGAATTTATTACAGAAATGCTTTCTGCAGACGGAGAAATAACAACTGCAGAAGTTGTTAATTTATCTGAAGCCTTATCTGAAGACGGCAAATTTACTTTAGCAGAAAAAGATTTAGTTGCAGATGTATTGGTAGAATCAGCAGAAGGAGCACCTGTAACTGCTGCCAACATAGAAGCAGCGGGAATTGAATATCGTGATCTTCCACCTACAATTCCAGTAGAGGTAAGAGAAGATGCAAACGGAAACCCCGTAGTAATTCAAGCAGAGGTAGCATCTGCCCTCCTTGTATTAGAAAGTCCAGCAGCATTATTAGATGCAGTTGCCACTTGTTTTAATCCAGATGAAGCAATTGAAGGTTTGACAGAAGAGCAAAAATGTGAGTTAGGTAAAGCCTTACTTAGCATGGGTGCTGATATGTCTATACCAGAACGTGAAAAAGCAGAAGATATTGTAGTTGTAACAATTATTGCTGGTCAATTAGTTGTTGCTACTGCACCTAGAAGAAGGAGATAAAATGAAAAAGTTAAAACAATGGGGTATGGCAGCCCTAAATGAAAACTTTACATTCCTGGGCTTCTTTGTAGCATGGGTGGTTTTAGAGGGTAGCGCAAAGACGGTAGTAGGGTATGTAACCCTATTATCAGTAGCCATATGGTTTGCAACCATAGGAATTCGTAAAGAAGACGAATAAGTTTGGTATAATGGGAATATGTCAAAAATACGCATATTCCTAATGTCAACTGTCTTAGCCGTAGGGCTAACTGGCTGTGGATATGATGGTCATTATAGATATCCATGCCAAGACCCAGCAAACTGGGAGTCAGCAGAATGCAAACCGCCAATTTGTACTGCTAATGGAGCATGTCCAGAAGATTTAGCAGAACAACCAAAGGTGGAGGGAACAACAAATGGCTAAAGAAAGATTAACTCCTCAAGAGTTAGATGCAAGATTAAAGTTTATCCTAGGAATCACATTAGGATCTATTTTATTTATAACAGCAACAGGAATTATGTATGCATTAATATTTGTTACACAACCAATTACAGGACAATCAGAAAACGATAAAATGTTTTTTAATGTTCTTGGAAGCGTAGCAACATTCATTACAGGAACACTTGCTGGTTTATTAATTGGTTCATCTGGTGCTAAAGATGTTATGGCAGCACAGATTGCAAACAAGGAAGTTGATGCCAAAAATACAATGGCAGATAAAAAATTAGAAGCAGAAATTGACGATGCTAAGGCACGTAGATTATCTAAACCAGACGGTGCAATGCCAGAAGAACAGCCAGTAGATACTGATTGGGATAAAAAATAATTATGTCATCAGCAGAAAAATTTATTGAAATTGCTACTGCAGAAATTGGCACCGTAGAGGGTCCAAAAGATAATGAAACTAAGTATGGCAAGTTTACTAAAGCAGACTTTCAACCTTGGTGTGGCTCTTTTGTTAACTGGTGTGCAAACGAAGCAGGAGTGAAAATTCCTAATACTGTTTATACTCCAGGTGGTGCAGCAGCATTTAAGAAGGCTGGACAATGGATTGATGGAGATGTAGCAGATCCAGAACCAGGAGATGTTGCATATTTTGATTTTCCATCTGATGGGGTAGACAGAATATCTCACGTAGGTATTGTTGTTGCCGATAATGGCGACGGTACTGTATGGTGTGTAGAAGGCAATACATCTGGAGACCCTAAAGGTAGCCAACGTAATGGTGGAGAAGTTTGTAAAAAACTTCGTGCTTATAAGAAAAATAAGAAAAATATTATGGTTTCTATTGTAGGGTTTGGTAGACCTAAATTTGGCAAATCTGCTGTTACCGCTTCAAAACCATCTAGCGGATCAGCATCAAAATCTACCAAGGTAAACCCAAAAATACAGGCTGCTATAGACCTATTAACCTCAGAAGGCTATAAAGTTACTAAATAAAGGTGTTTGACCAAGCAATAATTATTTGCTATACTTAAAGGGTATATTCTAAGGGGATCTAGTATGACCGTTTTGGCTGTAGTCCGTCATGAAAATAAAGTGTACATGGCTGGAGATCGTGGTGCATCTGATGATAATACAATCCTTGCTTTAACAGCACCAAAGGTTTGGAAACTTGGTCCATATTTACTTGGATATGCTGGTGCCTTAGATGGAGAACGAATCAGATACAATTTTAATCCATATGTCCCAGATATTAAAGATCTAGATAAGTTCATGCAAACTAAGTTTATTAAACAACTTAAAAATTTTTATAATGACTGGTGGGTTGATACTGGCAAAGAGGCTGATCTTGGTTTAATAATTTGTGTTAAAGGACAAATATATGAACATAATGCAGTTGATATGTCTTTATCTAAATATAATTTAGATTATTTAGCAATGGGGTCTGGTGCCGAATATGCTTATGGATATTTAAATGCTACCGAAAAATCTAAAGATCCACGTAAAAGAGTTGTAGGAGCAGTTAACTCTGCTATTAAATTTAGTCCATCATGTATGGGTCCAATTGACGTGGTAAGCATTTAGCAGTATACTTAATACATGGCAAATTTTGACGACATATTAAGAGATATTCAAAGTGAAGCATCAAATCTTGATGAGTTTGAGATTTGGCTAACTAATGGAATTGAGCGGGGATGGGTAACAGAACCGTTTTGTAACACTCACGAAGGAGATCCTTTTATGAGTGATGAAGAAGCCCAAGAGTGGGAAGAGGGCGGAGATCCTTGTCAGGTAGTAATTAAACTAGTAAATAACTAAGGGGTAAAACAAATGTGCGTAGTTTGTGTATCTGTAGTAACGGCTGTCTCTTTATTATCACCAACTCAGGCACCAACAGTAGTTGAAAAGAAAAATATTCAGCAATATCAACTTACAAATAAATCTTGCTCAAAATCAAATTTAAATAAAACCATAAAACTTTCTAATAAAAAAGTTTTAGTTTGTACTGCGTATGGCGATGGTTACTATAATGCTGGATATAAATGGATAGTTAAATCAAATTCAAAACCTTTAACAAAATCAACACAGAGCGAATTCATTCCAGTTAACACGACGCAATCAGAAAAAGTCACAAAGATTTATCAAAATATTTTAGGTTCTTTTAACCCTAGCCCTGAATACTTTAAAATGACTGTGATTACTAGTCCAAAGGTTAATAAGTCAAGAGTTAATGAAATTGTATCTAACTATGAAAAATCTGTAAATTTTTTTCCAATGCCAGTTGACAAAAAAATAACTTGGGTTTTTTTAGATGAAACAGAAAAAGATTGGTGGATACAAAAATCATCTGAAATTGATAGACCTAACCTACAGTGGTGGGAAAGTGGAAAGTGCAAAATATCTAATATTACTGTTTGTGCATATGGAAATGCAAATCCAAATTCACCAATATTTTATATGATAGTAGGATCATCTTCTATATGGGGATCTAATGATGCAATAATTGCAGATCATGAATCGGCACACATGTATCAGATGATGTCTTGGACTAATTCAAACCTTAATTGTTGGGTAATTGAGGGACAAGCAAATGCTTTAGGAATGGCAATGTCTTCAAGGACTACAAATATGGATTCTTTTAGACAAGGACAAATACGTGATATCCAAAGAATGTTTCCCAATTATAAAACTTTTACTGTAGAAGATTGGATAAATGCTTATAATCAGATTAACTCTGATAGCAATTATTGTTTTAAAAATGGTGCTGGCTACAGCATGGGAATGCTAGCCGTTGAATCTATGTATGATCTATATGAAGGAAAGATTGTTGATGAATTTCTAATTGAATACTCTAAGTCTAAGAACTTTAATGATACATTATTAAAATATTTTAAAATTAATGAATCAGATTTTTATAAAAATGTTGCACTGTATGTAAAAAATTCAGTCTAATATTGTCCCCATCGTCTAGTGGCCTAGGACGTCGCCCTTTCACGGCGTTAACACGGGTTCAAATCCCGTTGGGGACGCAAAGGTTATTATTCAAAAATATGATATACTTTGTTTATGAAATCATTATATAACATACCGCTAAAATCTGCTGAGGGTAAAGAAAATCATTTATCCCAATTTAAAGGAAAAGTTACAATGGTTGTTAATACAACTGTTGGTTGTGGAAATGCAAATCAAATGGAAGTTCTTCAATGGCTTCAAGATAAATATAATGGCGAAGACTTTCAAATAGTTGCTATTCCAACAAATGATTATTGCGGACCAGGAGTTACTAAGGGCAGATGGTCACAAGGTATCACATGTGGCCTAGATTCAAAGGCATATGGAGAAGAAGTTTATAAAACTACATTTCAATATTCAGAAATGGTAGGATCTAATCCTAATCCAAATCTTAATGAACAGTTAGGAAATGATTTACCTCAAGGTGTAAATGGTTTGGGTAAAAATAATTTACCACCTCACGAACTATATCAAGAAATTGCAAGACAAATGATATCATTATCAGAAATGAATCGTTCAGGAATGATCAAGGATAAGACACCAGAAGGTGGATACTTGTCTCCTTGGCTAAACACAGGATTTTATAACGGTGCTTTTATGGGTGGAAATTATGAAAAATATTTAGTAGACAGAGATGGATATGTTGTAAAACATTTTACATGCACAACACTAAATTATGATATAGAAAAAACCCTTAAAGAAACAATGATAGAAAATGGAACTCCTGCAGCAATGGGTGAAGGAAGAACCATGGAAGTGTTTAATGAAGAGTATGCACTAATATGTAGTGAAATAGAAAAATTAATTGCAGGAAATAAATCTCCAGTAAATCCTGTGTTTAATAATATTTTACAAAGTGCATAACATTTTTAAACTAATATAAAATAAAAATATTTAGTTTTTAAATAAAAATTAATTATACAATGGGGATATGATGAGCACAGATAAAGAAAAAAAACTAACCCTATTTAAACAATTATTTGTTAGAAATTTAAAAGAATCTTCTATTCTTCAATATGATGACATAGAAACAGAATCAAACACAACTCATTCAGGCGATATTAATTATCCAGTATTTTATAATTTAAATAAATATGGTTATAGAGGTGAGAATTTTATCAATAAAGAAGAAGTTTTAATTTTGGGTTGTTCTCATACATTTGGTAGTGGCTTACCAGAAGAATTTATTTGGTCAAAAATTTTTTCTAACAAAGTTAATAAAAAAAGTCATAATTTAGCACAACCAGGCGATAGTATACAAGGCCAAATACGTAAAGCATTTGAATATTTTAAAGAATTTGGTAATCCTAAAACCATTGTTGGTTTTTTCCCATACGGAAGAATGGAACTGCCCTATATTCCAAATATTTTTGGAAAAATAAGTAAAGATGGATCTTACGATGATGGAAGAAATCTTCCAATCATACAAAAAATAATTCTTGAAGGCAATCAAAATAAAATAGATAAATATTCTAAGATACCACATAATCCAGAAAGTGTAATTCCGCTAGAAGTTACAATATTTTATAGTTTTATTTTTATTCAAATTTTAGAACAATATTGTAAAACAAACGGCATTGATTTAATCTGGACCTTACATAATGATAATGAGATTGAAGAGTATCTTAACTTAGAGATACCAGAACTATTGAATAATTTTGTAAGCATAAAAAATATATTTGTGGATTCCCCAATGTGTAAAGGATTTGATGATCCTGAAAATCAATATACATTAAGATGCCATCAAGAATTATCAAGTCATCCATTATTTAATCATGCTTCAGATTGTAATCATAATAAAAAACAAAAGGGCCATTTTGGAATTCATATTAATCAACATGTTGCAGATGTTTTTTATAAAGAGTATTTAAAGAGAATGGATAAACAATAAAGTGAAAATATTTTTTTATACCATATTTATATTATTAAAAAAAATTAAAAAAAATAAAAAAAGAAATGATTTTATATACTAATGATTATATTAGGAATTAATGAAACATCACATGATGCATCAGTATCTTTAATTAAAGATGGCCAAATATTATTTGCTGGACATGCCGAAAGATATAGTAAGCAAAAAAACGACTGGTATAACAATGATAAAATTATTATAGATGCATTAAGTTATGCAATACCAACACATATTGCGTATTATGAAAAACCACAACTAAAAAGATCTAGGCTTATTTTAAAGGGCGGGGCTGGAGACTGGAAACCAAAAATTCCAATAAGCCTTCCAGTAAAATATTTTAAACATCATTATTCACATGCAGCAGCAGGCTACTATACTAGTAGTTTTAATGATGCGGTTATTGTTGTTCTTGATTCAATTGGTGAATACAATACTTCTACTATTTGGGTTGGAGAAGGAAATAAAATTAAATTAAAATATAAACAAAACTATCCTGTTAGTTTTGGATTATTTTATTCTGCATTTACACAATTAGTTGGCTTAAAACCAAACGAAGAAGAATATATTTTTATGGGTATGGCAGCCTATGGGGATGCAAACAAATATTACAATAAAGTAAGAGATTATTTTCCAGAGCACAACAAACAAAAATATAATTTTCACAAAGGCATTACTGACTGGGGCTGGGTAACAGAACAGGATAAGTTTGATATTGCTGCAGCAGTTCAAAAAGTATATGAACTTAGACTTATGGAATTCATGAAAATGGCAAGAACCATTACTGGAAAAACTGAATTAGTTTTTATGGGTGGTTGTGCACTAAACTGCTCTGCTAATACTATGCTATGGGATATATTTGATGATGTTTGGATTATGCCAAACCCAGGAGATGCTGGATCATCTTTAGGTGCAGCAGCAGCACTATATGGAAAACATATTGAATGGAAAACTCCATATCTTGGACATAATTTAGGTGGGGAATATCCAATAAATGAAATAATAACTAATCTAATCAGAGATAAGGTAGTTGCAGTTGCATCTGGTAGAGCAGAGTACGGACCAAGAGCATTAGGAAACAGAAGCATATTGGCAGATCCTAGAGACCCAGATATTAAAGACAAAGTTAATCTTATTAAACAAAGAGAAATGTTTAGGCCTTTTGCCCCAGTAGTATTAGAAGAATATGCAGATAAATGGTTTGATATGGATTTTGACTCTCCTTATATGCAATATGCAGTTAAATGCTTACAACCAGAAAAAATACCATCGGTGGTTCATAAAGATGGTACGTCTAGAGTACAAACAATAAATAAAAATCAGCACCCTGGACTTTATGCCGTTTTATCTAATTGGCACGCACTTACTGGAGTTCCAGTATTACTTAATACTAGTTTAAATATTAAAGGACAGCCATTATTAAATGATAAGTTAGACATAGAAAAATGGCAAAAACAATATAATTTTCCTATACTGTCCTAATCTGATATAATATATTTGTACCTGCCAAAAGGGGGTACAAAAATGAAACTCGCTGAAAAGGAGATATAAAATGGTAAGTTCATTTGCATTGGATCTTTTTAAGGATCCATTTTTTATTGGTTTCAACCGTGAGTTGGACCGTTTAAATACAGTACATAATCTAGCAACTCGTCAGGCATATCCGCCATACGACATTCTTAAATTAGACGAAGACACATACAAGTTGTCTTTAGCCGTTGCTGGGTTCTCTAAAGATGATATTAATGTGTCAGTAGATAATGGAACATTAATCATTAAAGGAGAAATTGTTGAAGTAACAGATGCAGAAATTGTTCATAAAGGCATTGCTGGTAGAAAGTTTACTCGTACTTTTGCTCTTGGTGAATATATGGAAGTAACTGGTGCTGAAATGAAAGATGGTATGTTACATATTGATATTGATCGCATTGTTCCAGAGGATAAGAAACCAAAGGATATTGTAATCAAAGTTGCCAAAAAGTAACGATTAGTATATAATAGATATGTTGTAATTAACAACATTTTAGTCCTAAGCATGACTATAAAAACTGCTTTTAGAATTAGGAGAATGGATGGAATTAAATAAAGAGGTACAGGTTTTAAAAAATAAAATATTTTATATTAAAGATTTTTTATTTTCAGAAACATGCGACCTTTTGGTTTCAACATTTTCTGGTAACCATTTAGTTGAGTCCGATCAACCTGGAATATTTGCTAGCCTTGGAAGCGGAAAGGGAGAACACGAAAGTTTTGACATTAGTGGTCTTCAAAAAGTATCTAATAGGTATCCAGATAAAGATATAAATATAGGAATTGATATTTTTACAGGACTACTCACTAACATTGAAAAAACTGCATCAAACTTATTTAATAAAAATCTTATGTTAAAATCATATTTTTATAGCCATATGAAAAGTGGTGGCAAAAATTCATTACACGTTGACAACTATGATGAAAAACACTCCAAAGATTACTCAGTTATATTATATTTAACAAATTCTTATTCTGGAGGAAACGTGGTATTCCCAAAACAAGAGTTAACAATAAAGCCAGACCCAGGAACATTAATTGCTTTTGTTGGATCAGAAGATATACCTCATGAGGTAGAAGAGGTTATTGATGGAGATAGGGTTAACATAATATGTTTTTTACATGAAAGGAGAGATAGATAGTTATGGCACTGTACGAATATGATTGTATGCCTTGTGGTACTAGAGTAGTTAAGGAAAGATCTATAAGTAGTAATGATCCAGGATATCAGTGTGAAACTTGCAATAAGCCGTTAGTTCGTGTATACTCTAATGTAAGCGCAATTTTTAACGGTACTGGATTTTATTCAACTGATAACAGAAAGTAGATGTATAATATTACTATGAGTAGCATTGTTAAAGATCATCCAAGTGTAGTTGCAAAAAAATATTTATTAGATGCAAATGATCGTTGTGATACATGTCAGGCACAAGCAATGGTAAACGTTAAAGGAGTGTCTGGAAGTCTAATGTTTTGTAGTCATCACTACAATAAAATAATGAATAATTCAGATTCATATCAAAAAATGATGAGTTTTATGTTAGAGGTCATTGATGAGCGTGAAAAATTAATAGAAAATAAAACGATTGGGAGTTCAAACTAATGTATGAGTATTTTGTAAAAGAAGTGAAGAATGTTGTTGATGGAGATACTATTGATGTTGTTATTGATTTAGGTTTTGATGTTATGTTTGCATCTCGTGTACGTTTGGCTGGTATTGATACCCCAGAGTCACGCACAACTGATAAAGTTGAAAAGGCTTTAGGTCTTGAATCTAAAGACTATTTAAAAAAATATCTTAAAGATGCTAAATCCGTTGTAATTAAAACTGAAAAAATGAACTCGTCAGAAAAATATGGTCGTATCCTTGGTTGGATATATGTAAATGGCGACACAGAGTCATTAAACGATAAGATGATTAATGATGGCTATGCTTGGGGATATCTTGGAGAAACTAAAATTAAAGATTTTGAAGCATTAAAAAAGGCTAGAGCAAAGTCTGGCAAATGAAAACTGTATTTTATTTTACAGCAGATTGGTGTGGACCTTGTAAAAAGGTTCGTCCTATTGTTGAAGATTTAAAAAAAGAAGGATTTCAATTTCAAATGATAGATGCTGATTACGAACAACTACTTGTTAAAAGATTTGAAGTAAAGTCAGTTCCAACTTTTATATTATTTGAAAATAAAAAAGAAATTAATCGTATAACTGGAGCACAAACAAAAGAAGATTTAATTAAATTTATTAATCATGAAAAAAATACTTAAAAGAATATTTAATCCAGATGGAGAAATAATGGCATCCGAAGAAAACGAAATCATTGAAAAGTTAATACTTGATGGTGGACTTGAGGTGGTAGGGGTTGATTCTGAAGATGGTTCATTGCTATATTCTTTTACTCCAAAAATAAAAGAATTAATGCCAGAGTTATATCATGACCATTTAAACAGCGTTAATGCTGAAATACTGTTTTTGTGGGAAAGAGGATATGTAGACATAGATTTTTTATCAAAAGATCCAGTAGTTACACTTACAGAAAAGTCATTTGATAAGTCTGAAATGGCAAAATTAAACAAGAATGAAATATGGGCCATAGAAGAACTTAAGCGTCTTACTAGGCCAAAACCCTACAATAGGCCTAAAACCTGATATAATACTAAGATGCCATATCGTATAGGTGCTAAAGGGTCGTTTGGTTGTTCAGGCTATCCCGCTTTAAAAGAAGGTACAAATGAAGTTATGGGTTGTCATCAAACTCGTGGCGAAGCAGCAGCACAAATTTATGCAATTAATCGTTCCGAAGGGAATATAGGAAAAAATATGAATGAAATTAAAGAAGGCGACTTCGTAATGTATATGGGCGAAGATGATAAAAATATGGTTGGTCGTGTTGAATATGTAATGACTAATCCAGGATTACTTGGATTACCAGGATCAGAATACTCTATGGAATACATGGAAAATGATAAGCCAGTTATTGTTCGTGAATATGAAGAAGAAGATGGCGCCTGGAAAGAAAAACCTTATGTTTCTTATCACCGCATGTCTGAAGTTATTAAAATTGAATCACTATCTGTATCAGTAGATCTTGTAGTTGAAATGGGTTCTAATGGATCTGGAATTCCATCAACAGCAGACCCTAAAACTTTAATAGAAATGTATAATGTTCAAGTTGAAAAATTAAATGAAAAAATTAGTAAATCATATTCTTCAGATAATGAAGAAGAAGATAAGTGGGATAATATGGAAAAGAAATGCTGGGTTGGATATGAACAACGTGGCATGAAAGATAAAAATGGCCGTATGGTTCCCAACTGTGTTCCTGTTGGAAAATCACAAGATATGGATGATGAAATGGAAAAAGCAAAAGAACCAAACTATGGCGAGTTTATTAAACCTCGTAGAGGTGGATCAACACCATCTAATCCAAAGTTATATGCAACAGTAGTGCAAGCAGCAAAAGATAAATTTGATGTTTACCCATCTGCAGTTGCTAATTCATGGGTAGTTCAAGAATACAAACGTCGTGGTGGCACGTACAAGTCAGAATCACAATCTACAACAAAAAGTATTTGGGATGGATCATTTAATCCTTTAAGGTTTGAAAAATAATGGCTAATAGATCTTCAGGTTCTTATTTTAAAAACAACGCTTTTAATTCTTTACAAATTAAGAATGGCAGAATTGTTCGTTTAAGAAAAGACGGAACTGTAAAAGCAGATCTTGGTCCGCACACAAAGGCAAAGGTAGGAGTAACCAATGGCAAATAAAGAACAAAAAGGCAATGCTAATACAAAAAAAGAGCCAAAGATGAATCTTAAAGAAAAGCGTATTGCCAAGCAACAAAAAAGGGATAAGAAAAATGGCTGATACATACACTCCTAATGCTGGTATGAAGGCTGCTGCTCGTCGTGCTTTAAAATGGAAAGAAGACGGTAAAGCAACAGGTGCTGGAACTCCAGTAGGCTGGGGTAGAGCAACAGATATAGTTGCTGGTAGAGCAATGTCTCTTAGTACTGTTAAAAGAATGTATTCATTTTTTTCTCGTCATGAAGTAGATAAAAAGGGGAAGGGATTTTATAGTGGCCCAGAGTTTCCATCTAATGGAAGAATTATGTGGGATGCTTGGGGTGGAGATGCAGGTTTTTCATGGAGTCGTGCAATTGTAGAAAGAGAAAAAAAGCAAGTAGAAAAGGTTTGGCAAGGAACTGCATTTGATCTAAGGAAGTAGTAAAATATGGAATATTTATTACTTATAGGCTTGACATTGTTTGTTTCTTGGTCTATAATTAAAGTATCAAATAAAAAAAGAATAACATTCTTGAAAAAAAATAAACATAGACAAAGTGATGTTTATGAAATGATTAAGGATGTTCTTCCAAAACAAAAATTTGATAAGCCAAAAATTATTACTCAGTCTCAAAAACATATTCAAAAAAATATGTTAAGGGTAATAATAACTGAAGGAAAAGCATATTGGACATTAGATAATGTTTTTTACAGTGCTACTGCTATTAATGGCAGAGTAGATGAAGATACTGTAAAGCCATTAGATTTTGAAAATATGACAAAAGAAGAACTAACTAAAATGTTATCTATACTTGATGACTTAAAACAAGGGGTAGAACTAAATGATAGTGGCAGTACAGGGGACCAGGGAATTTAACGACTATAACGTATTTTTACGTGCTATGAGCGTTGCCCTATCTGAAATGAAAGATGGAGATAACGAATTTATTATCTACTCTGTTGGTCCTGTAAGAGTAAATAGTTTTGTTTCAGAGTTTGCTAACTTATCTGAACGTGGAATGAAAGCAAGAGGTCGCAAGATTAAGTTTTATAATACTGCACCTCAATGGTTAAATGAAAATATCAAACAAGTAAACTACTTTGTTTTTTTAAGTCGTCCAAAACAACTAAAATCAAAGTTAGTTTTAAATGCAGAGGCAAACAACATTGACGTTGGCCTTTTTCAATATTAGGAGAAAAATATGGTTATTAGAAGTTTAAACACAATGGAAAAAATTGTAAAGAAAAACGCAAATTTAATGTGGGATGGCTGGAATGTTATTGATTTAAAAGAATCAAATGTGGCAAAAATCTCTCCTATTGGAATTAGAGTAAATGATAAATGGTATCTACATAAAGTATACAAGCCTAATCGTAATGGCTGGGATATACCAAATAAGTATAAGGATTAATCTTGAAGCAGCATTTGTGGAAAGATGAGTCTTCGTGCTTAGGACTTGACAATAATTTATTTTTTGACAAGTATGAGGATGATGTAGCAGTAAGACCAATAGTTGATTCTATTTGTGCATCTTGTCCAGTTAAAAAAACCTGTTTTGCAGTAGGCGTTTCCAGTAAAGAATGGGGCGTTTGGGGTGGAATATATCTAGAAGGTGGAGATATATCTAGAGAGTTTAACAATCATAAAACAAAATCCCATTGGGCTAATACCTGGGAATCTTTGACTATGGAAAAATAAAATGTATACAAACGATATGCGTAAAGCATTTCACTCTATAGTTGCACCAAAAGGATTTAACGTTGAAATTATTGACAATGATCACTTTCTTACGATAAAATTAGATGAAAGAAAGTTTATAAAAATGTTTCATGATGAAAAGATACAGGCATTGCAGTATGTAGTTCAAGTAAAAAAGGCTTTAGAAATGAATGGGGCAATTGTTTTGGTTACTAGAGAAGCAGTAAAATAATGCAAACCTTTTTACCATATAAAGACTACAATAGGTGTGCAGAAATATTAGATAATAAGAGATTAAATAAACAGATATTAGAAGCCTATCAAATATTGAAAGTACTCTCTGGCAAATCTCCTTCTGGAGCATGGCGTAATCATCCAGCAGTATTGATGTGGAAAAATGCAGAGCATTCACTTAAGACATACGCTAAAGCCATGATTAAAGAGGCTAAAGCAAGGGGTATTAAGACAGACAAGAATGAGTCTAATATAGAGGCTCTAGAGGCTGTTTGCAGCGAAATTTGGGGTACTCAGAAGCCTTTCTGGGCTACGCCATCTAACCCCCATATAGATCGTATTAACATTACTCATAGGGCTAATCTGTATCGTAAAGATCCTATTTACTATGCTGAGTTTTATAATGATATTAAAAATAATAATAACAAGCCATGTTGTGATAAATGTTTATACTATTGGGCAACTCACGCTATCAGGAATGGAGTACAATAGATAGTATGGAAATGATATTTGTTATATTTTTTGCCATACTTACATTTTCATTTGGATTAGCCTATTGGTCTACCTTTGATAAATTAAAAAAATGTAATTTGCTATTGTCACAACTTTTTATAAAAAATAAAGCATTAGAACAAATTTCTCTTCAAGCAAAAAACAATGAACATTTATCTGACGATACAATACATAAAGAAAATTTTATTAAATTTTTATCTGATTCAAGAGATTGGGCTTTTGCTTATATTGAAGATGTTCAAAAAGGTTTAAATAAATTTATTGAAGATGTTGATCCAAGCATAAACTATTTTTCAGAATTTAGCACACTGTCAGAGGGGCACCCATTGCATGAAGATATGAAAAAAATATCTATTGCTTATAAAGACTTAAAAAAGTTTTTACCAGAAGACTACGAAACAAAAAGATGAAATTTTATTATTTTGGTGGTCACTTTACCAACAACTATAGTTTAGAAAAAGCATCTACTTTAGACAAAAATCATTTTTCTGGTGTAATGTTTACATATGATGCAACTCAGGGAGACATGTTTGTAAGAACTGCAAAAGATATCAAGCCTGAAGAAAAAATTAAATATTTGGTTGCAATCAGACCGCACACAATATCCCCTCAATATCTTTATACAATTCATGATTCAATAAATGAAATAATGGAAGATAGACTTCAAATAAATTTTATAACAGGATATATAAAAGATCATGAATCAAATGTTGGTGGAATAGTTTCTGGTGTAAATGATAAATCAGATCCAATTGATAGATCAAAGTATATGATTGATTTTATTAAAACATTAAACGAGATGTCAGAAAATAGAAAAAATAAAAAGTTGTTAGATTTTTATGTATCAGCGACAAATAGTTATATTTTAAATACAGCGAAAGAATATAAAAATAAAATAATACTTCCTTACAATGTATACAAACGTGGTTTTTGGTCTGATAGACCATCTTCACCAATCAAACTTGATATAAAAAATACCGAAGTTATGATAGCAATGACTCCAATTATTAGAAAAACTAAAGAGGAACTTGATCTATTAACAAATTATGCTCTAAAACCTATTTGGAAAAAGGGAGAGGTTTCACAAGTTTTAAATGATGTAGAATATTTTACTCACGAAAGTTTTAATGAATTTATTGAAATGCTTGAACAAGATGGAATAAATCATTTATTAATAAACTCTGTTCCTGCAGAAGAGGTGCATGTTATAGTTCCATTTATTAAACAATATGTAGAATTAAAAGAAACATACAAAATAAAGGAGAAAGTTTTACAATGAAAGACATTTTACTATCAACAATAACAGGTTTTGGATGCGGAGTCGTGTTTGCTGCATTCAAATTGCCAGTACCAGCACCACCAGTTTTTGCGGGAGTCGCAGGAATTATTGGTCTATGGATTGGTTTTACAACATTAACACGAATTATATCCTAGGAGGAATAATGAATAACTTACTAAATGATAAAACAAAGGCAATGCTAGCCTCATACGGAAGATCCGTTTTGGGTTCAGTAATTGCACTCTACATGGCTGGCGTAACAGATCCTAAAGATCTTTGGGCTGCACTAGTTGCTGCTTTAGCGCCCGTTGCATTGAGAGCACTTAATCCTAACGATAAAGCGTTTGGCGTATTGCCAGATACAGGAGCCATCTCAGATGCTCTTGGAAAAATCGTTCCAGTTAAGAGTGCACCAAAGAAAAAGGCTGCTAAGAAAAAGTAGTTTATTTTTTAATAAAGGGGGCAAACATAAAAACTTGCCCCTTTTATTTTTACAATGGGGGAATAGTGGATTTTGTATATATTTGTAAAGATGGGTCCAACGAAGAACTAAAGTATTCTATTAGATCAGTTGTTGAAAGTTTTCCAGATTCAAGCATATGGGTTGTTGGTGGTAAGCCAGATTGGTATGTTGGAAATTATATTGAAGTAAATCAAGTACACACAAAATATAAAAATGCTGCAGAAAATTTAAAAAAAATTTGCTCTTCTTCAGAAATATCTGAATCTTTTGTTTTAATGAATGATGATTTTTATATTATTAAAAAAATAAATAATATAGAAACGTATCACGGTGGCTATCTTTTAAATAAAATAAATCTTTATCAAAAAATTAATGGTAACTCTAATTATACTAGAAAACTTGTAGCAACTTATAAAAAAATTATAGGACTTGGAATTACAGATCCACTAGATTATGAATTACATGTTCCAATGATTATGGAAAAAGAAAAACTAAAAGAGGTTTTGCAATATGAGGATAAGTTTTTATGGAGATCTATGTATGGAAATATCTTTAATGTTGAAGGAAAAGAAATGCAAGATGTTAAAGTTTACACAAAAGGGCCATTAGTTTTTAAATCTTATAATTTAAATATAGATCAACATACATATTTGTCTAGCGCAGATAGTTCTTTTAATATTATTTATGATAAAATACTTAAAGTTAACTTTAAACAAAAAACTAAATTTGAGAAATAAGTTCTAAGTATTGTTGTTTCAATACATTTGGTGAAAAATTATTTATTCCTATTTCATAGGCTTGTTTTTTATAACTCTCTTTATCTTTTAAAATAATATAGTCATCTATCTTTTTAGCCAATATTCTTGGATCTGCTTCAAATAAATCAATCCTAACCTTAGTTTTAATTGTTCCTATTGAATCACTTTTAATTAGCCAATCTGAAGGTAGTATATGGTTATTGGGAGATACGTTTGTCATAAAAACTGGGAGAGCACTTAGCAAAGCCTCATTCATTGGTAAACATAATCCTGCATATCTTCTTGGTAAAACCATAGCATCAAAACCATTGTACATATCTTCCCTATGACTCGGATTTCCAATCTCAATTGTAAGTCTAGGATCTTTTGCTGCTGTTTCTATTTCACTTTGACTTTTAATTACTAACTGATAGTTTTCTTTTGAATATTTGAGCATATCAATAACAGTATTAGTGCCATTCCTATCCTTTGCCGCTTTTTTACCAGCAATGTGCAATATTTTGTTGTGAGATTTAGATAAGTTATTTTCTTTTATTTTATAAAATAATTCTTCATTTGTTGGTGGCGGAAGATGTATTACTTTAGTTTTATTTCCAAACATTCTTTTTATAGTATCAATTTCCCAAATACTTGGTGATAGTAAAACTGTTGGTAATGGTAAGTTAGGATTTGATAAATGACCAAATAACTCATAGTTATACTGAAGAATTGTTTTAACTCCTCGTTTATCTGCATATTTTATAAAATTTTGATCATAAAATGTTTCACAACTTAATACAACATCTATATCATTTAAAAATACTTTAATGTGTTGCGAAGATGGAAAACCATGACTCTTTATGCAATTATATTTTTCATACCATTCTGGATGTTGTTTGTTTTTATTAAACGGAGTAGAATCAATTAAAAGAATCTTGTCAGGATTTAACATATTAACTAACTCTCTAGTCTGATTACCAAGGCCAGTATTGTCTGATCTTGCTATGATACCCAACCTCATTCTTTATATCCCCAAACTTCATCATCTACCGTAAATTTACGGGTACCCTGACGACCATCTAAATGATAAGAACGCTTAATATTACCTTCAGGATGGTAAATCCAGAGTTTGTGCATATCCCAACCTTCTTGACTAAACTCCCCATATGGAGATATATCATCTTGAATTGCTCCATGAAAAGTATCTTCTATAAAAAATTTATCCTTGCATCTTGGAAGAACAATATCTCTATAATATTTTTTTCTACTTAGGTGTGGTCTCTGACTCCATTGCATAGTTTTCATAAAACCATCCTCTAAACCAAACATAAGGTGTTCGTGATCTTTTGGTATAAATGATTCAAAATGAAAACGAATAGTATTTGCTTTATTATATTCAAACATATCTAAACATTTATCCCAGTCTATTGGCGTATCTGGAGTTAAAGGAGCATCGCCTTCAACATAAAGTAATAATGGTGTTTTAATTTCAGTAATTGTTTGACGCATCATGTTGGTTTGATGACTATGCTCTTTAAATATAAATGGTAATATGTTTTTATCTTCATGTAAACACTTCCACAAAATGCGATTTTTATATTCATCGTAATCTTTTTTACGATTTTTTTGTTCTTCCCTAAGACCATCTATTTGCATAATAATTTCGTTGTCTGGAAAATGAACACGAATATCACTAATGGTTTGGTCTATCATTTTTGTGCTTGGATGATCTGTAATTACAGATGTAGCCATGACAATTGTTATATCTCTTTTATGCATTTATTTGCCTCATTAACTCAATAAAAAGATTTCTTTTATATTTAATCCACCAACAAACAATTTGATGCATATTGTTAGGATAATCACTTAATAATTCAGGAACTAGGGTTTGTAATAAATTCCAATTATCAATAGTTTTAACTGGCACTTCTTCTTCAAAAAGAAAGTTATAATAATTCATTGTATTTCCTTTAGAATCAATATTGTCTGCAATTGGTAAGCATAGCATTTCTATTGTTTCGTAAAATCTAAAAGAATCTATTACTACTTGTCCACTAGGGCATGGAATAATTTTACTAATAAACATTTTATCATAATAAGATTTAGGATTAAGTCCTTGGGCAAAGCCTTCTGTAGGTTCATAAAAAGAATTTGCAATTGTTGGCATTGCTTTTGATAATTCTTGTCTTCTTTGATGAGTTATTTGTCCAGCAAAAGATACGTCATACGATTTGTCTTGATACTGTGGTAAATTATTTGATAAATGTTGCGGAACACCTAGTGCCAACTTATTATATTGTGAGTGTTTTCTATGCGGGTATTGAATCCAAATTTCAATATTATTATGTTTTATTTTATCAACTTTAAATGTAGCACTCTCATCTCCAGTAATAAATAAAACTACCCTGCCTATCTTACTTAACTCTTCAGATATTTGATCTTCATAATCTATATTCTGTGGTCCAGGAATAACAATAAAGGCTCTATCTTTATTGGGCAAAGTTGTTACTTTTTCTGGCTTAATATTATTTTTATTAAAAAATTCTTTTAATAATCCATAATCCCATTTATCAGCAGCACAATCTTCTTGTTTAACTGAGTAAAGATATGCATTAATCATTTTGTAGACCTAACAAACATCCATTGCGGATGCATATGTTTTGTAAAGATTAAGTTTTTAAATCCTATTTCTTTTAATATATTATCAATCTCAGACTTGGATGTTTGATAAGAGTATGGAGAGTTCTCTTCTCCAATAACAAACTGAAAGAATAAATTTCCACCAA